ATATAATTTCTTTTGGAAGTATTTGACATCCTCAAGTTCTCCAAGATTTTGTCCACCTGGTAACGTAGTGATTTCAGTACCTCGTCCTCCCTCTCTTCTGGGTAACCAGAAGTCTTCGAGCATTGACATGAATTTCTTGTCATCTTTAATCTCTCCTGTGTTTGCATCATATACTAATTTGTTTCTGTAACGACCCATAACTTCACGAAGATATTGCTCCGCTTTATTCTTAGGTAAGTTACCAACATCAATATAAAATATTCTTCTTTCTGGTGCTCTTGATAGTCTGTAGATAACAAGACTATCTTCGATCATTCTTAATTGATTAACTGCCTTAATTGCTTTATGTAAATGTGACAAGACCATATTTTTATTAAGATCTTGAATACCAGAGTGACAATATGTAATTGAATCTGGTGCAATTTTCAATCCTTGATTGGTAGAATTTCTAAGACCTTTAGGATTGTACAAGAAATACTCAGCACTCTTTTGAGTCAACTGAGTATTAAGATCAGCGTTTCTTAATTCACCAGGTTTTTTCTGTTCATACTCAGTAACCTTGCGAATCTTACGAGGATCGATATATCGTAATTCTATTAAACCGTTACGTGGTTTCTTCGGATCTATAACTTTATGATAGAATAATCTACCATCAACATACCATCTACGGAAGATCTCATAAGATCTATTATCAAAATCTAATAAGCGAAGAATTTCTTGAAACTCTTCTCTCATTAATTTTTTAATTTTTTCTGATACCTTGAGATTAGATAGTTCTAACTCTACAGGTACATCGTCAAAGTTACCACAGATAGTCTCGTTGACTACATCGTCAACCGCACTATCACATTCTGGTTGTAGAACCATCTCTCTATAACGAGTGATTAGTTCATACTCATTTCTAATTTGTCCATCAAAGTCAACAGAGTAGCCATAGTAACCACCACCAACTACGGGTTGTGATCCGTCTAAGCTATCCTTTTGAACAAAAGAAGGTCCCTTGGGAACCTTCTTTGCTCTCTGCAGTGAAAAACCGAAGAGCTGTTGTGCCATTATATTTTAATGATTGTTCCTGTTATATTTAGGAGGTTAGTCCTGGCTCGATTCTGGCATCCAGTATTGGACTTGTAACTCAACAGTGAACTCTTCAACTGCGTCATTGTTTCCAAAGTCAAGATCTATCGCTGCGATATTACTTGGGAATACGTTATAGAACTTGTAAGATTTAAGAATCTTAGGTTGATCTCCCGCTTTAAGGTCTCTTGCTAACTGATGAACTTTCATATCAGCGAAGTAACCAGTACTATCAGACTTGTCTCCAAGACCTGCAGCCGATGTAAAGTTCTCATTATATGCTTGAATACTGCTTGCCCACAATTCAAATGCGGTTCTAACTTTGAACGCACTGTCATTCATAACAGTTATTGTCCAAGGTTCAAATGTCCTGTCTCCTGCAATCTTTAGGACTCTTCCTCTGAAGGGTACTTCGATTACACCAACCTGAGAAGAAGGAAGATTCGCTGCTCTCACAGTAAACTTACCTAAGTCAATGAGGTCTGCTCCTTGAAGTATATCATTTGGGAAGGCAAGATCAACTTGGAATAGATTAGGACGTGCGAAGTCAGAGGTGACTTTCGCCTTAAAATCATCAATAGTTCCTCTTTCTGCCATTGGTTTTGATTTATAAAAAAATTTCCGTCAGTAGTATTTAGACAAAATAATAATTTCGAGCATAAAAAAAGACCCTCGAAAGGGTCTTTCTTTGATATTTCAGTGTTAGCTTGCAACCTCACCGAAACTTACACCTGTCCGTGTTGCAACGAATGTTAGTGTAATGTAGTTAATTGTGCGGGTTGGTTTCAAGTATATCTCCGCATAGAATTCTCCACGGTCAACTGCCTCTGGAGTATTGTTAGAAGAATCACACTTAACTATAAAGTCAGTAACACCTCTACGTCCTTGAACGTCTCTTAGATAAGGTTCGATGATATTAACAAAGAGTGATCTTTGTGATTCATCGTTCTGTTCAAAGAGTTGTGCTTTAGCAGCCCCAGAGATAACTCTCTCAACAACCAAGAACAAGCGACGAATGTTAATTCTATCAAATGCACTTGCAAATCCAAGAGCAGTCTTATCACCGAATAGTACCACACCCTGACCAGGGAAGGATACGATTGGGTTAACTCTGTTAGCGTATAAGTTATCACGCTGAGTTTTAGTTGGTGTGTATGCTAGTTTAATAGCATTTCTTAGAACACCACGTTGGAAACCTGCAGGTGAGAACCATGCTTCAGCAGTTTCTGTTGCTTGTAAACATAAACCTGCTACGTCACCGTTACAAGGAATGTATCTATAAACATCGTTATACTTATCGTAGATATATTTGTATCCAGAATCAAATACCATGTATGATGAACTTGGTAGTTGTTTAAAGAATGAAATTATATTTGAAGTAACAGTTGTTCCACTACTTACACCAACAACGTTTGCACGTCTTGGTGAAACAAATAACATACAGTCTCTACGCTCTTCTACAATATTTGTTAGTGAAGTAATCTTAGCGATTGCACTTGCGTCATCAGCACCAGAAGGACCAGCGAGAATAAAGTCGATTGTCTGTGACTCAGGATCTTCTACTAATTGATATGCAGTAGCAACATCAGTATTAGAAACTGTGTAAGCACCACCAGAGACACCGTAATCAGCACCACTAATGAGTCTATAGTAATATGTTGAGTTGTTTTTAGAAGCAACAGTTGTTCTTCCATTAGGATAATCTGTTGAACCTGCTGAAGAACGTAGTAAGTTAAACTGTCTGTTCTGAGCACTTTGTCCCCAGTTACCATCTGAAGCAGTTCCAGTAGCAGCGAATGTTGTATCTTCGTGCTCACCCCAATAGATGTATTGAGATTTCTGTTTGATAACTTCTGGATAGTAGTTAGTTTCTCCTACAGAAGTCTTAGCATCAGATGCTTTAGATAAAGCAGTAAATCTTTCAAGTAATGCACCAACAGTACCTGTAATTTTACCATCTATATCTACCACAAGAACATGCATCTCATCTCTGAATCCACCATTTGCATTTGCAAACTGTGAAGTCTCAGGACGTGGAGCAACGTTAATCCATTTTACACCAGGTAGATACTCACGCTCTGCATACTCGTTTCTTACAGATGTAATAGCAGCAGCAGTTGAGTTTGTATCTTGAATACTATCAGCAGCTGCAAAGGCAACAGTGCCTTTGTCAGATGCAATATATAAACGTCTTTCAATACCGCCTGTTGCGATACTACAAGTGTTTGTTCCTTGAGTAATTACTTGACCATCAGCGATGATACCAGTAACACCTCCACCAGGAAGTCCTATCTCAAGTTTTAGATTTGTTGGGTCATATGATAAAACATTAACTGTTTCGTTAGAACCACTTATACTAATAGTAGTAGTTGCACCAGGTGCAAAATCTCCGACAACCGTATCAACTGTTAAGACTATGGAATACTTGAATACTTTACCTGCAGCACCAGAAGATGCACTTATAGCAGCGTCTGCAACGAATTCGTAATCGTTACCAGAACCAGGAGCAGGGATAACAGCAATCTGATCAGCACCTGCATCAGTTGTAAATATTCCGATTGAGTTACCTTTAGAACCTGCAGTTCTAGCAACCCATGTGAAACTATTGTTTGCTGTTTCGTATGTTGTCTCGTAGTCTTGTAAATTTTTAATTAATGGAGCAGTTCCTGAGTCAACACCATTTTTCAATGTTGAAGATGCTACACGGATTGTTTTTAATGTTCCTCCGTATGCAAGATACTGTGCTGCAGAGAACCAATACTCATAGTTATAGTCATTTGGTTCACCAAATTGTTCTGCTAGTTGTCTCTCACTTGAGACCTCTACGATTTCTTCTACAGGTCCCAACTCAAAAGGGGCTGCCATTACACCAATATTCGCAGTTGATACTGTAGAGACAGTTGTCAGATCTCTCTCTTGTACTACTACACCTGGCGATGATTGATTCGCTGCCATGTTTATATACTCCTAGAATGCCTTAGCGGTTGTCTAAGATTATTTATATTTTTGAAACGTCACCTAAAGTCTAACATGTGCTGAACATCGCCATATTCCGCGAGTTCCCATCTTTCTCCTTGTGCATCCACAATAACTTCGTCTTCTAAACCATCAGATACAAACCCAAATGGAGCCATATCTTGTTCTATAGCATCTCTTTGATCTGCATATATCCTTGCCCTAACATCATTATCATGCATTTCTTTAAAGTATTCTTGCATTGCCATCCATGCAAAAATAACAAGACACATAGCAAGGTCATCATGACATCCGTCTTCCGCTTGGAATGAATTACCTTTCTGAATAAAGGTAGTCAGTTCTGAAATAGTATCATAATCTGTGATTAATAATTTATCATCTTCTATCAATGCTTTAAGATTAGAGCAACCAACTTGTTTAACTGCAGTACTCATCTTCACACCTAATTGTGTTTTCTTACCAGAGAAACCTTGTCCCAGTTGTTGACCTGCTCTACCACGCATAGCAGCCATTAATAGATTTTCATATTCTAAATCATATTGAATTATGTCCGCAACCTGTCCACCTATGTCATTTACCTCACAAAGAACATATGCATTATTATAATTCTTAGCTACATCAACAATTATATTAGGGAATATTATAGGTTTAATTTCATTATTTTTATATCTGGCAACCATCTTATATGGAACTGTCGTTGTATCCATTACACAGAATGCTGAATAGTCACCACCAATACCACGAGACACATCAACTGTAATTATATAATTATGTTCTGTAATTCTTTGTTCATATACTGCAAGACCTCTATTCTGTGTAATAGGATCCGAGTATGGCATTATACCTAACTTACTAGGAGAGATAAGAGTATCAACAGATCCTAAGAACTCACAGTCAAACTCAACTCTGAACTGTGCTGCTGATGTATTCTCAATAGTTTGTTGTTTCCATTTCTCATCTCTACCAGGTACTTGAGACCAGTGAACTTCAGTAGTAATGTAATTATTAGCACCACGTTCAGCATCATGCCACAGTTTATAATACTGGTTCATCCCGTGAGGAGTGGAGATAATAATAACTTTAGTTGACTTACCAGATGAAATTGTAGGATACACACTAGCAAAAAACTGTTC